AACTAGAGCAGCGCGTGATTCGCGAGCGAATTCGTGTCCGCGAACTTCGCCACGAGCAATAGCGCGTAGCAAGTCTGAGTCACCCTGAACAGGTGCCTGTGATGGTGCGAATGTTGAAGCAGCCTCGAAAGCAGCCTTTGAACGCTCTTCTACCTTCTGAGCGGTTGCGATAGCAGCATCGCGAGCCTCTAGGTCAGCTTCGATACGGTCAATCTTTTGTAGATCTTCTGCAGTAAGTCCGCGCTTCTCTGATTCAGCAAGGTCAATAACCTCGCGCATCTGAGCAACAAGGTTGTTGCGAACTTCTGCCTGAGTCTTAATGAACTCTGACATTTGTTTCTCCTATTTTGGAATGGATTATTTTATTCCTGTCGCGGAACGCTGAACAGGCGAGAGGTCGCGGAACGCTGAACCTGTATCTATTGTATAAGGCGTTTGTAATCCAGATAAAAAAGAACCCCACCAGGGAAAGGGAAGTACACCTGGTGGGGATAAGAAACGCTTGTGGGTTAGCGAGTTTCTTTTGCCTCTACAACCCGAACTTCTTTGGCCGGTGTAGAAGTGTTTGCAGATTGCTCTAAATCTTTCAGCAAGTCAGCAATTACGCCAACGCTTGGTTTGCCGGCAAATTCGTTTACAATCTTTACCGCGTTAAGGATTTCGTCTTTAGTAGTCATTAGATACCTTTCAGGATCAAGTCTAACTTCTTTTTCTTTAGAGCCAGAATGTCACCCTCAACCGCTTGGACTTCCTCAGTCTTTGTCAGTTTTTCTACAACCTCGCTAATTAGGCGAGCCTGTTCTGGATCTAGTTCATCGCCCAGTTCCAACTTCATAAGGCCATCTGCCAACTGGTCTGCGTCAATGTTGCGAACCTCGCGTACATTTACAGAGCCAGCAGTTCCCTCATAAGCAGGGAATGATACAAGGCTAACCTCGTGTAGAGCGATTTCCTCAAGTGTGCGAGTTGTGCCATCGGCTGACCAAGAGTCTTTTTTGACTTGGAAACCAAAAGACATAGCGTCAATTACACCGGTGCGAACTAGCTCGGCGATGTCGCGCCCTAGTGTTGTGTCCGGCAGTTGTGCAGAAACTTTTAGGCCTCTGTCATCTTCGGTAAGTTTTAGTGAGCCATTGCGGGTTGAGGCTAGTGGCTGACTTGCGTCATGGTTCCAAAGCAACATCATACGGTGACGGCCTCTTAGAGATTTACGGAATGCGCCAGGCTTGATAATCTCGCGGAAACCTAAGTCTTCAGACTGAGAGTTGAATACGGCAGCATAGCCCTCAAAAGTCATGCCATCGCCAATAGCGCGTAGTTCGATGTGGTTAGTGCGAACTTCGGCCTTACCTAGTGAGCGAGCCTCTTCTGGAAGTTCCTCAATGCGAGCCTTGATTGACCATGCGGCACGAACCCACTTGTCGCGACTCTGTGGCTGGAATGGTTCGTTTGGCAAATTAGAGATGGTGATTTCCTCTTCCATGTCATCCGGCATTTCTGGCTCAGGAACTAGTGGACTAATTTTCTTTAGGTCTGCTACGGCAACAACGGCAGTAATACCCTCTGGCTCGTACATACCGTCATGCTCTTCCCAAACATCTACATAAGCAACGGTGCCAACAATTTCAGACAGTAAGCCAAAGTGTGCTTCTGTTTCTACAACCCAAGCGACAGTATCGCCAGTTGATAGTTCATCGGGTAATGCTCTATTTTCAGACATTCTTTGACTTTCTTCTTCTGCTCTAATTCTAGCAACAACAGATTCAGCGTAATCTAGTGTTCGTTGTGCTGCTCGCTTAGATGGCCCTGATCCCCAAAGCAAATGAGCAACTACTCCAGCCGATGGGTAGTTGTCTGATTCTGGGTTTGCGTCTGGCGAATCTAGGTCGCCTAAGTGTCTAGCAATCCAAGCAGCGATACGAATCCACTTGTCATCACTAACTGTTCCCTCTGCCATCTCGCGCGCTTCGCGGATTGTCTTATCTGTAAGTCCGTCACCGCCTAGCCCTTCGGCGTTGTACTCTAAGCCTTTACGAGCTGCAGCTCTCATGTAAGCCGGTGGATTTTCTGGCATTACTTCACCACCAATACTCGAATGTTTGAAGCCTGATTAGCAATAGCGAATAGTTCATCGCCTGGCAAAAGTTGTAGCGTTCCGGTTGCGGTGGCTACTGCATGCATTCCATTTGTCAAAGTGACATCTGGGCCACCAACAAAGATTTCGTGATTTTGGTTATGTTCGTGATTGTGGATACAAATGTGTTGCACCGATATGCTTGCGCCGACTATCAACTGGCGAACGCCGGCCTCTAGGTCGTAGCCAAAAGTTTGAACAGTCATTAGACTCCGTAAACTGACTCAGGATTTTCTGGGTCAATCGTGGCAACGCCTTGTAGTTGAACGCTTGGGAGTCCGGTGTGGTCAATTGTAGGCAAGTCCAGAGCGGCCAATACTGCCTTCGGGTCAAAGCCAACAGAGATAAGTTTTGAAGCCATTCCAACTTTGCCCTCTTGCTCAGGCAAGTTAGAGGCTGATAGGTTCACATTGGCAAGCGGTACGCGGTATTCATCGCCACCAAGAGCAGGTCGCATATCTTCGATACGGCGTACATCGTTGATTGACATAAAGCCAGACTGTAGGCCTGTTGCGTAAGCCTGAATACGGCTATTGAAGTCACCGCGAAGCAATCCGTCAACATTGAACTTTAGGAACGCTTGGTTAGGCAGCAACTTGCTATAAGCCCACTCTAATTTTTCAATGTATGGGCGAAGTGTGTGAGTTACAAACTGGATAGCGTTTTGTTCTACTGAAGCGTAAGACTGAGTGCCAGGTACGCCCATCATGCTAAGAGGAATGTTGAATAGGCGAGCCATTTCCTCTACTGCAAAACGGCGAGATTCTAGGAACTGCGCGTTATCGTTCGGGATGTTAGTTGGCTTGAAAGTTGCACCGCCAGAAAGAACACCAGTCTTGTGAGCCTTACGGAAACCTCGGTGTGCTGAGTCAAAGCCCTCGCGTAGGTTCTTTGCTTGCTCAGGTGTTAGGTTGCCAGGGAACTCGATAATTCCTGACTGACTTGATCCGGTGCCAAAGAAACGAGCAGCGTATTGTTGCAAAGCTGAGGAAACACCAAGCGCATCTGATAGGCGAACAACGCGCGAGATACCGCGCAAAGCGCCAGGCTCTAGCAGGTCGTAAATGTGAATGATGTCTGTTGAATCTAGTGTCTTTGATTCGCCGGTTACTAGGTAAATCTTGCGCCCGATTGCGCTTCGCTTTACTTCTACGGTTGCTGGGTCTAGGCAGACAAGGTTTACAACCTCGCCATTACCATCGCGGAAGACACGAACGAACGCGTTACCGTCAACCATTAGGCTAACCAAAACTTGTCCATAGTGTGCTTGGCGTGTTAGGTCAACATCTGGCTGGTCTACCCAAGACGGTCTAGGTCTGTAAACTCGGCGGTCACCGTCTACGCGAATGAATGAGTCAATCGGCAAAGTTGAGATGGTGTCGCTGATAAGGCTAACCGCTGAAAAGAATGCAACAATCTCGAAAGCGGTTTTACTGTTGATGTTTACGCCGGCTTGATTATCCAGAGAGATGTCTGAGCCAGAACCCCAAACGGTCTGAAAAGAAATGGCTCGTTGTTCGCCCAAGCGACCTAGCATTATTTACCTCTTTCAATGGCGATGCCAAAAAGAACAAATCCTAAACCGGCAACAATAATGCCAGCCGGCAAGAACCATAGGCCAACGCCTACTGATACCAAACTGATACCAACAACTTGAAGAATCGTAGCGAACATGGTTGCCTTATCAACTAAAGAATTCAGGAATAACCTGCTCTTCTATCCTACCGCTTGCGCGGTCATACGCCATCATCATAGCGATAGCGTTGTCAATCTTTAGTTTTGGGTTGCGGTAATCTTTTGTAATTCTTGCGCCCTTGCCAGCATCTAGTTTTAGGATGCAGTTGTCAATGTGTCGAGCTAAGGCTGGGTCGCCATCGTGTTTGATTGTTTTGCTCATAATTGCCTCATAAAGTTTCGAGGTTGCTGGGATAGTTCGGTTATTTGAGTTTCTGTATTCAACAACTGGCAAGCCAAAATCTTGCCATAGCCACATCTGGTCTTCCCAATAGGCAGGGTCACAAGGCATTTCCTTG